ACAGATGGCTTTCGTCTTTAATGGCATCATAGACGGCTTGTGAAAGGGTGAGGGTTGGTCCGTTGGAGTCGAAGGTGGCAAGGCGCAAGGCGATGTAGGTGCGGAAGTTCTTTAAGAATTGCTCTAAGTTGTTGTGGCAATCCTCATCCGTGACCAAGGTATCAAGGCTTGCATCCAATGCGTTCGTCGGGTTCCAAGTTGCTCCATAGTTCGCTTGGAAGTTAAGGCTTACATCGACACCTTGCGCAAACTCCACATGGATGATGTCCGGCATAGTTCCACGAAATACGCTAATAAAGCCCGTAACCTTTCCAAAGACCACCTTCTGCAACTTGGCGCAGTTATAGATGCAAGGATAGTCGCTATCATCGCCGACTGCGTTTGTGCAACCTTCAAGCAATATCTCCTTCAAGTTGCCACAGTTCATAATAGCCGCCAATTTGTTGCTATAACGATGCAACCTCGTAGCGTTCGGCATGTGGATCGACTCGATGACATTGTTGCCATTGAACGCTCCGTCTGCCAATTCGCCTGTTCCATTGCAAGTGAACTTCTTGACCTTGGGATTAGCGGCAAGGCAGGCTGCTATCTTGGCATTTGTGAACTCATAGCCGTAGTTGTCGTCGGTCAGTTCGGTAACTTCCAAGTTCTTATCGCAGAGCACTCTTGCCATCGTCATTCCATCCACGGCTTCGGGGACGCCGGAAATCTTGCGGTCGGCGACGAGAAGTGGAGCGGAGGGGAGGTCGGTGAGGGACGAAAGGCGCGAGGGGATGCCGTAGGTCTCGTTGCCAGACAAGCGGGTGATGTAGTGGGACCACATGTCGGCAAGCGAGCGGAGCGAGGCATCGTCGGACAGGGAGCGGAGAGTGCCACTGCCGAAGTGGAACTGCCACAGCGTACGGAGCAGCAGCAGCAGGTTCGACTTCATTTGGATGATGGCCGACGCGAAGGTGTACGGTTTGTGCTGCTCAATGACCTCGGAATAGCCGTCATATCCGGCTTGGTGCAGGGCTTGCTGTTTCAACGGGTCAAGGGCCTCATTGACCAGCGAACCGAAGTGCGGGTCTTGCGGCAGCGCAGACACCTCCGCTAATACGTCCTCGCCACGGCAGGTCTCGATATTTTTCTGTGTTTCAATGTTTGCCATTTTCATGCAATTTAATATATGCCAACCCTTTCATCAACATACTTTTAAGATGCTCTATATCCTTGGTGTCCCAGTTTATATAGAACCCCTTTTTATAGGTGCTTAAAACAACTACTTGGTCGTCTTTATCGACAACTCTCTTCATTTTTTCACGGATATTCTCTTCCATAACTCTATAAATTTAGTTTTGGGAGCTACGGCAGAGCCAACTGCCATAGCCCGGGTTTCAGCGGTCATCCCAGCACATTCTCGTCGGGATTAGCCGGAGGCGTGTTCGTCTCGTCCTCCTCGTCACTGTTCTCGGCGGTCGCTTTCTTGGTCGTCCAACCTTTCTCCGCACCTTCGATGACGGTCTTGATGTCGGCCGACGGACGGTAATTGACCTTGCCTTCCATCGCACTCAGTTCGAGGTCGTCGGGGTCGATTTTCCACGGGCCGCTGACAGCCGGAACGAGTTTGCCGAGCGGTCCGAGATCGACGATGTAGCCCTCTTTGAGAGCCTTGCTTGCACCGTCAAGGAACAGTTCGGCAGCCACCTTCATCTCGGCTTTGTGGACGGTGGTGTTCACGCACGAGTCCTCGGCCAGTTGCTCGAACGACTTGGTGCCGTTGGTGATTACTCGGCCATAGTAACCCTCGGTCACTACGCCATTGACTTTACGCTTGAGCAGCGTCTTTTTGATGTTTAATTGCAATTTGCTCATTTGCTAATAATTTTGAAGTTATTTGCTAATAATTTATAAATTGTTTGCTAATAACCGCGCGGTGCTTCCTCTGCGGTGATGGACTGACCTGCGTTGAAGGCTTCGTTGCCTTGGTTCGGGGCTGGTCTGTGTGGGGGTTCCATTTGATTCACCCTGTGCGGAGGGATTTGTTTTAAGCCGCACCTGTCGGGTGGTTGTGTTAGTTAGAACGCCTCGGGTGTTATAGGTAGAACGGTTAGGGGGTTGGTGGGGTCCAAGGGGAATCTACCATTGCGATAGATTGGAACTTGGTACTCGTCTCGCTATCCTTAAATGTTCCTGTTAATAGGTCAAGCATTCCTTTCACATTGTTCCTTATAAATGGTACAAGGTAGAATGCTCCATCTATATCAGCCTGCGCTATCTTACCCGTCGAAGTCAGAGTGACCGAATTATCAGTCTTCAGTGCGAATAGCGGAAATGCAATATTTGGAAGTCCTACATAAGCCGCTATCTGCCCAACCTCGCCATTCATGATAAGCGAGTTCTTTGCCATATAGGTATCGAGCCATGTCGCATTTACTGATGCGGAATTATACGGAGATGCAGAATCTGTATGCGAGCCAAATACTACACGGTGGTTTGCTCCCGATAAATAGTTCAAGTGAATGGAGTTGGAATAACCGCCATTACGACAACCTGCTATCCATCCACCCTTGTCGGATATGATATGCAAAGTATCGGTGTCCTTTACAACATATCCAGTATTTATCCAAGCACCGCTTATACCTTGTAAGTACCTCAACTTTCCGAGTGTCGGCACAAACGAGTACATGATGTCCTTATCTTCGGGAACATAGAGCGGAATCCATACATTGAAATTTGCAGCCAGCGCGGTAGCCTTGGCCTTATCGCTCGCAGCGATGCCGTTCAGGTATTCATTCGTTGCCGCAATCACCGCCGGACCATCCACACCAAACGCATCCATAATGGCTTGCTTGGTCGCAGGCATCAGCCAACCTAACGTGCCGAGCAGGTCGAGACTGCCGAGCGATGCAGCGGTGATGCGGTATCTGCCGAAGCCTGCCGCCGTGAGATATTTCGCACCCAGACAGATCATACCGTCACCTCCTCGCCTCCGATATACATGATGCTGTCATACACCGTGTGCTGCGTGGCCGCCTCGTCACCCGGCCATTGTTGCGTCACAAGCCGCTCATGCTCGGTCTCACCCGTTCCCGGCTGCCGTGCAAACGCATTGACGATGCCCTCCACGTTGTCCTGCGTGCCGACATTGCGGATGGTGAATGTGTCCGCAATCTGCTGTGCCTGCCGTAGCGGTTCGAGGATTTTGTCTTGGATATAGAAACCGAACCAAGTCGCCATGACGCGGAAGAGGTAGTTGCTGAAGATTTTTTGAATTTCGTTCATATTGTTAGCTTTCTGATGGGTTTAACGTTTGTGCAGTTATCGCCGCCGCTTGTGCCGCGGTGAGGTTGGGGTCGATGATGCGCATGATGTCTTCGAGCTCGTCGCACACCTCGGTGTCGGTCATGAACTCATAGCCTTGCAACAGGGTGACCCCGAAGAACTGTGCCAGTGCCAGCGAGTTGGGGTCTGTCGGGCTGATATGGCTCAGCGCATCGAGGATAGCTTGCTTGGCAGCGGTCACGTCGGCGGTGGTCGCTTTCGGATTGAGCGCGGTGAGGATCGACTGAATTCCGTTCGTCAGCGTCTGCTCCTTGGCGAGGGTGGTCGTGTCGATGTCGATGTGACTGATGGCAGTCAGGATGTCCTGCGCCACGGTCGTCAGTTGCTCGGTCGTCGCCAACGGTGCAAACTCTTGCAGCACGGAAGCGATACCCTCGACCAGCGTCGTCTGCTGTGCCACGTCATCCAGTTGCTCCGCTTTCTCGTCGAACTCCTCCTTGGCGGCTTCGTACTCCAGCCGAGCCGTCTCACAAGCCGCCGTCGCCTCACGGTACTGCTGCTTGAGGGCCTCCAACTCGTCATCGTCCGTGATGCCAACATAGATATACGCGGCTTCGGCGACCATCGGACTGTCGATGATATGCGCTCCGACGTTCGACTCGTAGGACCATTGCACGATGGTGATGCACTCGAAGTACGCCGCACGAATCGCCACACCGAAGTAGTTGGCGGTTATCTCGACGTTATGCACGCCCCGTTGCAGGCTGTCGGCGGCAAAGGTCAGGATCGGGCCGCGCTCTTCCACGTCCCAAGCCGTCCACTCCTCGCCGTCCACCTTGACTGCGATGTCGGTCAGCGCACGGACATCTGCCACTTCGACGATCTGCTCGCCGTCTTTCCACTCGGCCGTCTTGACCGGGAAAACCACCTGAAAAGCGTTACCTTCCGGCACCTTCAGGGTATATGGACATTCACACTTTCTCATAGTTTCGCAAGGGGTTTCATCAGGAGGTCAAACGTGTAGGGCACAACGGACATGGTGCGGTCAGCGACGGGGGTGCGGAACTGGTACCACGTATCGACCAGCATCAGAGCGGCGTTAATCGCCCGTTGCGGGAACTTGCCGTACTTGGTCACGGCCTCGTCGTAGGTGCAGCCCATGATGTCGAGCACCACCTCTTCAGCCGCCTCGCCGTAGCCGGTCAGCAGCTCTGCCTCGCAAGTGCAGTCGAGCCGAAGCTGTTGCTTGATTTTGTCAATCGTTAAAAATTTCATATGCGTATTCCTTTTTCTATAATACGCACAAATGCCGCAAATTGGTTTACTATTGGGCAAAAAGCACGAAAAAACCGCCACCCGTGAGGGCAGCGGCCACTTAGCAAAAAAGTAAACTCCCCGCTATCACCCAAGCGGTCAGGGTTATGCCTTAAACTCGACCAAGATGTCGGTGGTGGTGTTGGCGACGTCGAGGTGGAGCCAGTTCACGTCCTTCTCCATCCGGACGGGGTACGGCAGGTCCTCGCGATGCTGACGAATCCAGCGGCGCATCTCCTCTGCGGTCATCTTGCCGGACGAGAGGTCGATAGCTTGACCGCGACAATGGGCGGAGCAGTAGAGTTTGCCGGCCTTGGTCTTGCTCGCCACCAACGGGTCGAGGTTCGCCCGGAAGCCGCGCTCATCGAACTTGCCTCCCATGTCCCAATCGTTGCAGTACAACGGGATGCCGAGGTTCTGCCTGAGCCACACCACCACCGCCAGCAGTCGCATGTCGAAGAATGACCAACAAGCCTGCCCGTATCGTTCGTAAACTTGTTTTGACACGACCTCCCGAAGGTCGAAATATTGGCGAAATTGCCGCAATGTGATTGATTCGTTTGTCATATATGTTGTTGTTTATGGGTTGGCACAAAAAAAGCCGCCTATCTTCTCAGACAGACGGCTCGGTTGGTACCTTGATATTTTGGAAAATGCCGCTAATTTGCAAATTGCAGTGTCAGTTGCTTTGGCTGTTTCGGGAAGCAGACCGTCAAAGCATCGCGTAACATCCTCGGAAACTCGAACATATCCCATCCCTCCAACTGACAAACCGTGTAATCGGTCAGCAGTTCGGCATACATCTTACGGATGAAAGCGTGTCGGTTCGCGTCTTGAATCTTCTTTCGGTTCTCTTCACTTGCATCCATCCAAGCCGTGAATGACATCATGTGTTCCGCTTTCTCCGTAGGTGTAGGCTCTACCTTCCTTGTAGGCTTTGGCTCTTCGGCTACCACCGCCACGGGTTCGGGTTCGGGTTCCGGCTCAGCCGCTTGCACTATAATAAGAGGGTATTTTCGGTCTTTGTCCGGCGAGAACATCGGGATGCCGCGTTGTGTCTTCACTCTCCGACCAATCTGCGCAAAGTATTGCACATCTGCTCGGTGGTGAGCGTTTGCAGTCCACTTGCCGCCTAACTCGTTCGCCATTGCAATGCACCTTTCGACTTGTGCATTTATGTCGTTACAACTCTTGTCCATATTGCTTGTGTTTTAGTTTACCAATCTCCAGCGGTAGCCATGAGAAACGCGGTGGTGCTCATGTACCGCTTTTTGCACATGGGCAAAGTTCACGTTTATGGCTCTTGCAGCGGCACGGATGGAAGGATAGAAGGCTACATGCTGACCGTCAATAGTCAGTTGCTCGACCTTTCTCGACCTTGAATCCGCACTTTTGTATTTGCCCGTGCCATAGTTGATGTTGTACTTCTTATCGCACCATTCAAGGTTGCTCGGCAGGTTGTTAGTCTTGCACTCGTCCTTGTGATTGACTTCGGGAAGATTGTCGGGGTTTGGGATGAAGGCTTCGGCTACAAGGCGGTGAACAAATAGGGTCTTGCTTTCGGTATGGTTGAGGAACAGCCGCACCCGATAGTAGCCAGTAGAGCCGATGGACTGCGAGATTATATTGCCGCCCATTGTGTGAGTGTAGTCCTTACCAAGATGAGTAAAACGCACCTTCCGAACTACGGAACGGACACGGGACAAACTGCTTACCTCGTACCGACCCTCAAAGCCTTCGATGTCTTTCCACACCTCAACGGCGGGTGTAGTCGATGTTGCGGGTGCCATAGATGATCCAATCATAAAGGGTTGTTTGCATCAGTTTGCCGTCCACCATGACGAAGATAGGCTCAAACTCCAAGTTATGCAACTGCTCGTTGTAGTGTTCGCCCGAAAGGAAACGCTCCGCACGAACATTGCTGATACGCGGGTCAAGAGCCATAATCTCACGAATGACCAACTTGGTCGGCTTGTAGTCGTTGTAACTGACGGACACCTCAAAGTCGTCAATCGTGCCTTGAATGTCTAATGTGAATTTTGCACCGTCCTCCAAAGAATCGGTAGGACACTCTTTTGTGAAGCCGTGACTGCGGAAATAGTTTTGCACTTTCTCCATGACTTCCTTCTCCGGGTTCTGGAAACCCTCTACGAATACTTCTTTCATAACTAAATTTTTTTGACTGTTAAAACAAAAGTATCAGTACTACCCGTTGTCAAAACCAATTTAGCAAGGTTTGGAGAGCCATTACAACTACTCCACGGGGTACTGATACCTATACTTTTGCGGCATCGGACATAATAAAAGCCACTCTCTCGTGGCGGTCGTCCGCCTTGCTATTTAGTTTTGACGGTGCAAAAGTACTACATTTATTTGGATTATGCAAATTTTTAGGCACTTTTTTTGCATTTTCTTAAAATTTTGCATACTTTTCGTAACTTTAGTATGCAAATCCGTCTGTCTCAGAATGTCAAAGAACGTCTTTTTGTAGTAACGCAGGGCAGTTATCAGCCGCCCTACGCTTGGTCGGACTTAGCCGATTTCGGTGTTGTTGCCTTGGTTGCCGCCGCCGTTGTTGCCGCCGTTGTTGCCGCCTTGGCCGTTCACACGCTGAACGCGAGGAATCTCCTTCTTCTCGGTCAGCGACAGGCTCGGACTCAGCGCACGCAGCGCATCGGTCAGCGGTTGCTCGACTTCCGCCTTGGCGCGTACTACCACACCGCCGGCTTTGCGCACGATGTCGGTCACGTTCTCCAGACTGATCTCCGTCACGGTCGGGTCAAGTTCCTGCGCCTTGGCAAGATTGATGGACTCGGCTTTGAGGTGAACATCCGGGTAGATGCGCAGCGCAGCCTTGCCATCGTAGGTCAGCACAATCGCCTTGCCTTCCGCCATCTTCTGCACGCAGGCAGCGAGGAAGTTGTCAAGCACGAATTTGCACGTGCGTTCGTTCACTACTTCTGCGTAGTGCGCAATCTCGCGGGCGAGTTCGGCAGCATCGCAGGTTTTCACGACCTCGGAAGCGGTGATGGTCTTGCCGGAGGTACCGAAGGCCTCGTTTCCGTTGTTGATTTTGAGCATGTATTCTACCATGATTCAAAATGTTTAAGGGGTTAATACTCTATAAGCGGAGGGTGCTTATACTCTATAAGCGGCAGGGGCTTATACTCTATAAGCGGCAGGGGCTTTATGAGTATCACCCTCCACAATACCTACAATTCCTTGTTTTCGGATTACTTTTGGGCACAAAAAAAGCACCGACCGTCTGGTCAGTGCCTTTGCCTTGGTTGTCGTCTGTTAGTCTTTGACGACCTCGATATGTGCTCCGAGTGCTTTCGCTACGTCGGTGATCTGCCGGATGCCTGTGTTGTAGTACCCGCCTTCAATGGCTGATAGTGTTGGTCTCTTGATTCCGGCTCGCTCGCAGACCTCAACGCTTGACAGTCGTTGCTCTGTGCGCAGCAGTTTGAGCCTCATGCCGATCTGCTGTGCGGCGGTGTTGTCTTGTTTGGTTGTTTCCATAGGCTTACATTGTTATTGAGTTGAATGGTTTGCCGTTCACATAGTCGGTAATCTTTTGAGATACCCAGCAACCGTCTTCTTCATCGACCCACTGGTCGTATATTGTTACCTTATCGTAACTCTTGCACATCTGCCGCATGTGCTTTAGTGCATCCTTCTTGTTGGTGTCATAGTAGGTGTTCTCGATAGTCCAGAGTCCGCGTTCGGGTTCTCCTTCGTGATTGCAACCATCTACTACATACTCATGTCGGAGTAGGTCTCCATTTACATACTTGATCGTGTAGCCAAATTCGTTTTTCATTTTTTCGTTGCCGCTTTACTGTTGCCGCCAGTTTTTATAGGTGAATGACTGTCATTTGGGTCCGGCTTATTCCTCGTCCTCTTGGTCTCCGGTCTCTGCTATCTTGTCGAGGGTTGCTCCGTCCATCTCCCAGTACCGCTTGGCGCGTCGGAGGTCTTTGCGGAGTTTGTCTGTCCATTCGTCGAGGTCCCAGTCTTCGGTGACCTTCTCTGTGTAGGTGTTGGAGTTGAAGCCCTGATAGTTGGTCTTGAAGGTGACCATGGTCTTCTTGATGCAGATGTCGGTGAGGGTGTATCGGGTGGTCTCGTCTTCGTACAGGATGCCGTCCTCTGTCTCGGCTGTCCATGCTTGGTAGTCCGCCACGAATTTGTTGAACCTCTTGACCGCTTTGTTGTTCTCTGTCTTCATAGTCTTTTGCCGCTGTTTCGGGTTGCCGCCCCGTCTTGTTTTTTAATTTCGATGCAAAGATAATACTTTTTTTTGATATACGCAAATATTTTTGCACTTTTTTTGCACTTTTTTTGTATTTTTAACATTTTTGGCATTTTTAGGCATCAAAAAAGCCCCAAATTGGGGCTGATTCTACCGCCGGACGACTGGCTTCTTGCGTTTGATTTTGGGTGGCAGTCCGTTGCTCTCCCAATGGGCTTTGATGTCCCAGATGAGCCACGAGAGGGTTAGCCCCCAATAGCAGTTTCCCGGACGACCATAGTACACGAGGTTGATGCGCGGCAGGAAGTCGATGTCGATGTCATACTTCGGTACGTCTTGGTGGAGGTGTTCGGTGATTACTCGGTGAATCTCCTTTGTTACTTTCACTCTGGACGAGAGTGCAAATCGTTTTCTTTGCTCCATGTTTCTATTGTTTTTATGCCTTTCGGCGGTTAGTTATTCAGATGATGGCGTCGATGCTGCCATCGGGAATGTGTGTCATGCCGAGAAGGCAGTCCATGTTATAAATCTTGTCAATTTCCATGTTAAATCTTGTCAATTTCCATTTTAAATCTTGTCATAAATCTTGTCATAAATCTTGTCAATTTCCATTTTTGCCGTGTTTTTTCGCGTTAAAAAAGGGTGAGGGTTTTGATTTGTGTATCGATCCAAAGTTTGCGGAACAGATGGTACATACAGGCAACGACGATCGAATTGCCAGCCATTTTATACTGTTGGCTTCTGCTTATTCCTGCTGCTTGTATGCGGTCGATGTACTCTTCGGGCACATCCATCAGCCGGAAACACTCACGCTCCGTTAGTTTGCGGATTCGGAACTCGTTGCCCTCAATCTCCACGATTGCAGTCCGCACATATCCGAAACCTTCGCTGCCTTTGTTCACGATGCTGTCAAGGTTCATGTCGGGATAGTGGCAGTTGATAGTCCGGGCGCAACCGTCCTCGTCGGTGTTGATAGGTTCCAATATGAAGTTGTCGGTGTTCCTTTGCCCGTTGTGGGTGGTTATGCTGACCGCTACGCCTTCGCCGAAAGTCGGCCGGAACGCGAACCCGTCGCCTGCTTCCTTGTGCCGTTGCATGTGCTTGATGTAAGACCGCACGACCTTTTCGCTCAGATAGTAGTATTCTTCGACCTTGCGCTTTTCCAACAAGTCCCTCATGCAGATTTGCAACGGCATCGGGTCGGGGAACTCGTACCGCGCCTGCTCATCGAGGACGCTGACCATGAAGATACGCTCGCGGTTCTGCGGCACGCCGTAATCCTTGGCATTGAGCACCTTGGCGAAGTTGCGGTAGCCGTAACGCTCCAATTCAAGCTGCCACGCATTGAAGAGCCGGATGAACTTCTGACTGACCAACGCCGCCACATTTTCCATAAGGAGGTACTTGGGCTTCTTGGCAAGGATGGCACGGCGACACTCCCACAAGAGCGACGAGCGCGTGCCGCTGCCCTCCGTGCCGCCTGCCTGCTTACCGGCTTGCGAGAAGTCCTGACAGGGCGACGAGTAGGTGAAGAGGTCGAAGTCGGGCACTTGCGACCAGTCAATCTTGGAGATGTCGCCGTAGTTGCGGTCCGCCCATTGGGGATAGACGGCGTTGTGCGCGGCAATGGCGTGCTTGTCAATCTCCGCCCATCCGACGAGTTCGTAGTTGAAGTCGGGGTTGTGGCGGTGCAGTCGGTCGAGAGCCATACACTGGCTGTCGTACCCGCTGAATGCTGTGAAAACGTGTAACTGTTGCATATTATTTTGTGTTCTTATATTTCAAATACTCGTCGAAGGTCACGCGAGTTTCGGGTCAAAGTCCTCGAAACGCTTGCAAGCATTGAACGCTATCTTGTTATTGCACCAGCGTTGCAAATACTTGTAGAACTCGTCTTCGCAATGTTCTTTGTCGTACACCATGACATACGCCCAGTAGCCCATCTCGCGCAGCTTGTAGATTCGCTCCAAATCCTGCTCGGGGGTCGTGTTGAAGTTCACGATCGTATAGACGATGACCCCGTGCTCGTTCCACTTGCGGTGTCGCTCCCATACCTCACGGAACAGCCGGAACTTCGGCAGGATGATGGGTCCGTCCTCGTACCTGTCCCAAGCGAAATGCAGTTGGCGCAGTTGGCACTTGTTCAGCATCTCGGCTTTCTCCTCAGTCATCATGCGGATGTCGAGTCCTTGGTTGATGTCAATGACCGCGCGGCTGTCGATTAGTTGCTGAAGGAGCGGCTTCCAATCCTTGCAGGCGAGGATGTTCGGGTCGCAAAGGCAGATGTTCTTTTGCCCGTGCCAGAACTCGTTGAGGTCGGCGACCTTGTGCGAGCACTTGCCTTCCTTGGCGGCGACATGGCAGAACGAACAGCCACGGGGACAGCCGCGAGTGAGGAAGCCGTAGGCGGTGTCGGTGATGTGGTAGAGGGCATAGTCGGGGTACATGTGCTCCACCTCGTCGGGCAGTCGGTGCATGAAACGGGTCTTGTTCGGCTCGGTCCATGTCTCTTTGCCGTCGATGAGTCGTATTTGGTAGCCGGTGCCGCCGTAGATGACCTCGTCCGCGTCGATGGGGTAGCGGTAGTCGGGTGAGAAGGAGAAGACCTTGGCGACATAGACGCGGTCGAAATGTCCGCCGAACATGTCGTACCACTCCACCGAATCGCCCTGCGCCTTGTGGTAGGCGGATATTTTCATCAGGGCGAGGTTCGGGAAGTTGTGGTGGTCGATGTCAATGAGTCCGATTTTCATAATTATTGAATATCCATTGTTTCTTTGTCGCTTTCGGTGGCCTGCTTCAGCATGTACTCGTAGTGGGTCATGCCGACACGCTGCTCCATGTTCCACCAGCTGAAACGGTCACAAGCGAAGCCCTTGCCGCCGTTGCATTTATAGCCGAGGTTGATGCCGCACCCGCTCAGCAGTTGGTTGCCCTCCTTGCGGCCGTGCAGCCAGATACACTTGCCGCAGACTTGCCGCGGCGCGTCGTAAGGCTCAATGCTCAGCAGTTCGTCATACACGATGAACTTGCGCTTCTTCTCCCAATACTCGGTGTAGTAGTGCGGCCCGTTGCCGTCGTCTTTGTCGGCGGGGATCGGCTCGCACTTGAGCAGGTTCGGCAGCACCTCGAACGATTTGTCGTCCTTTTGGTAGATGTGATTGACGGTCACGAAGACGACACCGCGATAGGTCTTGCCGTTGCGTTTCCAGACGGCTTTGGCGAACGATTGCGCCGGGACGAGTGCATGCTGCTTAATGTACTCGTCGCAGAGTTGCGCTCTTTGTTCGCGGATTTGGTCGCGTTTGCGGTAGATTTTCTCCAACTCGCGGTCGATCCGTGCGAGTTCTTTGTCCAATACTGTTGGTTGCATGATTGTGGGGGGGGTTAGTTGGTTAGTTTTGAAAAGTCATACTTATCTTCTTTGGCACGACCTATGATCTCGTTCACGCACCAGTCGATGAGGTTGAAGTTCGGAATAATGTCGTAGCAGTCCACCGACAAGGCACGGTCTAAAGCAGTCTTGTGCTCGGTTGTGTCGCATATCATTTCAATCTCAATCAGACGAGCAACCGACCAACACGGAACATAGTAGTCATTGGTCGCCTTGAAAAAGTCTTTGTATCGGTAGGTGTGCTTGTTCCGAATCTTCGGTACATTGTACTCCCTAAAACCGGGTACTGGTTCCCAATAGCAGTCGGCACTATTAGCAGGCAGACCGATTGCCAATAATTTCTTCGCCTGTTGTGGCGTTGTGAAGTTTAATTGCTTTGCTTTCATACTATCTCACTATTTGCTTTTAGTCGGTCGAGGATTCTGTCGGAAATGGTGCGGTCTTTCGCGAGGGCCTTGAGCGTCGAATCGAGTTTGATGTCGTCGGCGGGGTTAATACAACACATTAAGGCATGGCGGTAGGCAAGCAGTTTGCCGTCGTGCAAGAGTGCTTCTGCCATTTCCCACTCTTTCTTGCCTGCGTCCGGGACCGACTTATGCACCTCGATGCCGACATTGAACAGGCGGTCAAGCCACGGCTTCAGTTCGCCGATCTTGCGCAGGATGATGCCGACATTGTACATCTCGTCATGGTTGAAGAGTTGGTCGTGCACGGTTTGGCTCAGCATGGCTTCGGCGGCTGCTTTGCCGTGCGCTTTCTGATAGGCCTTGTACTCTTTGGTGGCGTGCGCCATGACCCATAGTCCCTGCTCGATCTCGTGCAGGATGACGTACATCTCTTGGGCGGTCTGGTGGAACATGCTTTCCAGCCGCTGAATATCCTCCCGTGTGAGGGGTTGGTCTTTGGGGTTTTCTTGGGGTTCCATAATTAGTCTAAATATACTTCGGTTTCTAACTCAAGCAAATCACGCAATATGTGGCGGAACTTATAGACATAATTGCACTCAGCGATACAAATATAACCTCCTGCGTAACGAATGGCAAAGTACCAATCGTCAATCTCCTTCACGAAGCAGAACTTGCGGCAGTCGGGTCGCCAATAAATGCCATTGTGTTCAAAATCCTCTTTGAAGTTGTTTGCCTCAAGAATCTCCGGCGTGAGACGGATTTCTCTCAATGTCGCACCGAATTGCACATTGTCTTCCAACGAAATCTCTACTCTGTGCCCGATTGTATATATGTCGGTCACTCTTTTGCGTAGTTTTTCAAATAGCGGCTCTGTGCCAGTGTCATCTACTTGTACTTCGGCTTCTACCCAGTCGCCGATCATTAGTTTGTGCGGTTTCATATTCCTTTTATATTTATTTTTTACACATTCACTTGTCCTTCGCTCAGGTCGTACACATAGCAGGCATCGAGCAGGGCGTGGAGCGGGTCGATCTTCGAGTGCTCGTTGCTCTTGCGGATGGCACGCAACTCCGACGCACTGATTTCCACCTTGGCGTTGCCGAAGCACCACGGCCACAACGGACTCATGCTTAGGTACAGCGCAGGGTTGTTGTTCGTAAAGCTCCACGAATTGTTCTCGACGTTGTATTCCTTGCCGAGCAAATCCCATTCGAGCTTCTGAATCAGGCCGTTCATGTTCACAAACGACTGCGACACCGGCACGACCATGCGTTTGATGACATCGATGCTTATACCATACGAGTAGAGCCACGCCTTGATGGTGTTGATAGGCTGGATGGACTGCGCGGGGTCGTAGCCGAACATGTAGAGGTCCAAGCCCAACTTCGCCTTGACCATGAGGTCGTTAATGGCATAGTCTGGGTTGAAGACCTCGCCAGGACAGACCTTGAGCCACCCCTGCTCAATCCACAGCTCGTACAGTTGGCGGTTGGGGCTGGCTTGCATCGCACTCTCGACAATCCACACCTCGCAGTCGGCGAACATTTCTTTGGTGGGTTTGTTCACGCCGAGGTAGCTGATGGCGAACAGGTCATCGTTGCCGCCGAAGTCGAGCCCGACGAAGATGTACCAGTTGTCGCCTTGGCAGTCGGTGATGCGGCGGTCGATCTGCCGCGGACGTATCTGCTCCGGGGTCAGCCATTTGGTGACGCGCATCGAGCGATAGACGTTGAACAGCTTGGTGATGGTCTCCTGCTTGGTGATGGGGTCGAGGCGGCTGTCGGCAATCGCCTGCTCATAGAACGAGTGTTGCACGATCTTGCCGAGCATGGGGTTCACCTTGCGGCGTATGTCGCGGTCGGTGAAGAGCGTCTCGTCCTCGGTCTCCCAGTCGTCCGGCTGGAGCAGCAGGCACATCCATCGGTCGTTCGCCACGGCAGGTGTGTCCTCGCTGTCGTACTTGAGCTCGTTGAGCAAGCCGTTGCGTGTGGCTTCGAGCAGTTCGACGAACGGACCCGTCTGGATGTTGCCGGCGGTGGTGGTGATGAAGGTCAGCCCCTCACGGCGCGGACCCATCGACGACTCGATGACTTTGACGAGGTTGCCCATGTCGCTGTTGCCGTTGGTGTATGCCGCCGAACCGTACTCGTCGGCGAGACAGAGGGACGCGAACAATCCGTCTTTCGTTTTCCCACCAGCCGACATCGCATAAGCCGAAGCCGACCGCATCTGTCCGGGTTTCCAGTTCGTCTCGGTCGCGGTGAAACGGATGCGCTTGCCCTGCGGGTCAAACGAGCCGAGCAGCAGTTGGAGACGCTTGAAGAGTATCTTGCTTTGGTCTTGACTGTTGGCGCAGCACACAATCATCGCGTCGTCATCACCGAGCATGAAGTCCCGTGCGCCGATAAGGGCAGCAAGGCCGGTCTTGTTGGTCTTACGGGGCATGAAGCAGATGAAGCGGACGCAGAGGCGGCGCAAGTCTTCGATGCGGTTGTCGGCGGTGACGCGCTCGGTGGCGGTCGGGTAGCGGTCGTCGGTCGTCAGTTCGGTGTCGATCCAACCTTTGATGCCATAGACGGCGGTGAACACGAACACTTGGAACGGCTCGAAGCGGTACACCTCCGCGCCCTGTCTGCCCGGCTGTTTCACACCGCCGCCGAGGTGCTGCCAGATGCCGTTGCGGTCGAGCTGCCAGTCACCCTCGAAGACATGGAGCGTGCGTTGCACCTCGTCAGCGTCCACCTCGAAGGTGCGCATCAGTCGGAGCAGCTTGACGGCGCACAGCAGTTCGTAGCCGTTGTGGTAGTTCGGCTCGGTGATGAGGCCGTCGTAGTACTCCACGAGTCGGCTGTCCACGCTTGCCAACTGTCCGCGCTGCTCCTCCGTCCGTCTGCGGAGGATGTCGAGTGCTATTTGTTTGTCTTGTTGGGTCATTTTCTTGCGTCTTGATAAAACTTCTTCATTGGGTCTTCATCGTCCACCTTGCCGGGGTCTTCCACCTTGACAGCCTGCTTGCGGGCAGTCAGTCCGAGGTTGTACAGGTCGTCCGTCACACGGGCACTGGCTTTGTCATAGTAGGTGACGAGGCCGTTCACCATCGGTTTCTGCTGACCCATACTGCCTACCTCAAAGGTCACAAGGCTTTCGGTCGTGGACACATCGTCGAAAATCTTGTCCATGATGCACATGTCCTGCGCCGTCTTGCGGATGAGGATCGTGAGTTTGGCGGGTATCTCGCCGTTGTACTCGGCTTTGACGAGTTTGTTCAACTCTGCCACATAGCCGTTTGTTCCTTTTTGTTTCTTCTTAGCCATAAATCACGGGTATATTGTGTGCCATTCTACTTGCTGCCGCTTCATCGAACCCCTGACGGATCAGGGCAGCGTACTTGTCAGGGTAATTGTACAAAGGTCTGCGGACCTTCGGCGGGTTGGGTGTTGCCATATCATTTATGAAATTTGAATGTCAGTTGTCGGGATTGCTCGTAGGGCACACGGCACTGGATGTAGGCGATGGAGCTGATGTAGAGCGTGCGTTTCGGAAAGAGCATCCACGCTTGCCACTTGGTGTCGCAGGGACGGTGCCACGGGTGGCGGCTGTCTTTCTCGCTGGCACGGACGTTGATGCCGCGACCGCTGAGAGCCTCCATCGTACCGAGGCAGCAATGCGTCTCTTTCGTGCCTTTCGGGCGGTTCGCCTTTGGGATAATGCCTACGAGCGGACAGAGCGCACAGCAGTCAGGTTGCTCTGCCGGCAGTTGGATCGGTGTCGTGTTGTGCTTGGGCATAGTTAAAATCCTTGTTTTTCGTCCTCATCGAGTTTAGTCTTCAATTTGGTCACGATGTCATTCATATACTGCGGCAGGAGTTCAGACTTGAGCGATGTCAGTTCTAAACCCGGCACAAGAAACTCTATACCTCCTCTTTGGCGGTGCATGATTAGACGGACTCTTGTGTTCTCGTCAATTATGTCAAGCAAAATCTTTCGGTCATAATTCACAAGTTGTTGCGAGTCTGGATCGCAAGCAGTCCATGCTGTGTAGAAGTTTAATTGGAACAGAGCGTGCAATGCTTTGTAATAAGGTGTTTGCTGGTGTGCCTTCATCTTGATTTGCATCTCTCGGAGGTGAGGACTTACCTCTTGACCATAGTACAAACCGTTATATGCCATACGGACGCTTTCTTCAAAAACCTTTGCGATTTGCTCATTGGTGAAGCCCATATCTCGACCATGAGCAAAGATATTGTCAATCTTGACTTTCATGAAGGCTTCCAAGTTAAACTCTTCGTTTGTTGTTTCCATAAATTCTTTTTCGTTATAAGTGGGAATTTGCATTCTCCGTGGGGTTGGTGTTCCTTGTTATTTGTCCCCTGTGCTGGGGAAAAAGCAGATTTTCAAACTTTAGTCTCTCGATTCAAGAGAGGGCAAGTGGATTTGGGAGTCAGAGGCCCCCCGAAGAAAAATCAGTGGGGGGAGGGTTGGACGCTCGACGCTTCGCCTTCCATCGCTCGAAGGCTTGCTCTCTGCGTGCCTTGACCGCTTCCTTCTTGTGGTAGCCGGCTTGGTTGTGCTCGGCTCGGT